TACCATAGTATCAAATGTTTCTTGCAAAGCGTTAGACAGTTGATTAGGTTTCATAGCGCCTTGTAGTATATCGTTTACTTCTGCTGCAGTGTGAGATCTAACTAAACGCGGTTCATCACCTATAGTTTCTATAGAAAAAGCTTTAGCTGCTTCTTCGCCTACGGCTGCTGATAATTGTGCAAAATCTATTTCACCATTTTTTATATATGAAGAACCTGCTCGACCGCCAATAGTAGTGTCATGCATGTCAATACCAACTCTACTTTTACCATCATCACCTTTCAACGGTATAGTTCCCTTGTTATTATTGTACAAGCTTAAATATTCAAAATCGTTTTCTGATATAATATTGTCTTCAGCAGATTTACTAGGATCGTATTGTACTAAACTACCAGCAGACCAAGCTGTATTTATATCATTGCCTATACTAACTTGGTTTTGTAAAGCTTTAGCATCTTCGGTTTGTTCTGCAAGTAACTCATCTGCAGTTTTAAGTATTGGCTCTTCACCTTCAGCAGCGATATTAACTGGACCACCAGTTCTAACAGCTTGCTCGTAAAATTCTCTACGTTGGTTTTCAAAATCTTTGTAGCTCGCATAGTAATCAGCTGTAGCCCAGCCATCTCTTTGTTCAGCTTCTTTAAATAAATTTAGTAGCTCTTTAGTTTTAGCTGCGCCTTCTTGCATGCTAGTACCTACCATGTCTATACCTCGAACAGCTATTTTACCTAACATAGCGGCTTGAGCGCCAGTTTTTGTAGCAAGCGTAGATTTAGCTGTTGCTAAATTAGCTGCTTTAACTCTGTTAAGTATGTCGTTACCTAAATTATAGTTTAAAGTTCTACCTACACCAGTGTTTGAGCCAGTAACTCTAGCTCCAGTAGTACCTGTAGAACTTCCTGCGTCGTGTCCTGCCATGATTATTATATTTTACCAGCCATTATAGCAGCAATTTGCTCGTCGTTTAAGCCAAGAGCTTTTAGCGTAGCCTCATTCATAGTGCTACCACCACCAAAGCCTCTAGCCTGTTGATAAGAAGAAAGTTGTTGCGCATCAACTACAGGATTAGCTCCTAAGCTTAATCCACCCATAGTAGCATCTACAGTTCCCATAGCAGCCTGCTGTATGGCCTGCATTTTTTGAGCTTCAGCAGCTTGCTCCATACCTCTTGCTACACTAACTTCATCAGCAGCCATACCCATAAGAGATCCTATCTTCTGAGCTTCAGCTTGTCTGCTAATCATTTCGCCTTGTCTTTCAAGGTTTTGTATTCTACCAGCTTCTTGTCTTTCTGCTAGCATGTTAGATTGCTCTTGTTGAGCTATACTAGCTTGAGCTTTTTGTGCGTCTAAAGAACCTTGGCTAGCTAAAGTCTGTGCTAGCGCAGCTATACCAGAACTACCAGCGGCTCCACGCATGCTCTGCATAATATTAGCTTGCGACTGTAACTGTTGTGATCTTTGAAACTCTGCAGCTTGTTGGTTGACCGTAAGATCTTCCATTACGTTCTCCATGTTTAAATACGGATTACTAGTATCTAAACTTTTAAACGCGTCTTTTTGTTTATCAAGTTCTTCTTGAGCTTTTTTAGCATCGTTTCTAGCTTGTTTAGCTTGTTCAGCGGACTGTATAGCATTATACACTCCTACACCTGCACTAATAACTCCGGTTGCTACTAATACAAAACTCATAACTTATTTATTTTTAGTATATTCTTCATATTCTTCATAACTTATAGCTACTATTTCTTTTTCTAACTTATCTACATCTTCTGTATTGCTAGGATTTTTATGCGTATTATACCATATAGAATCTTCGTGAGCATATAAAACTCTTTTAATTCCTGGTGTAGATATTATAAAACATGGAGCTATATGATCTATAGTCTCATGCTCATTAACAACAGTTATTTTACCTTTTAATAAAAAACACATATGCAAGTGCTTGTGTATAGCGCCGACAACTGCCATGCCTTTTCGCATTGTCATCTCACGTACATAAACACCGTCCATAAAGTAATGCTTAATAGGTATTATATCGCTGTCATTTACTATAGGTTTGTCTTTAGTACCTGCAACAATATTAATACCGTCTGAAGCCGCTATAAGATTATTTTCAAGTTCAGTTACTACAGATCTAAAGTCTTTCAATATATCAGACTTAGACTTATTTTGCAACTTATTATCAGTCATTATATTTAATTAAAGTGTACTGATATATAGTTACACTTTTTAGTGTTTATTTACTACTTGTAAACGTTTCCATAGCTACACTATATAGTTCTGCTTCAGATGTAGAGTTGTTGGCTAGCTTAACTTTTGCATAATACCCTGATGGTGTACTTAAGTTTGCTTTGTTGTTTTTATTAAACAATATGAACTTATCAGATAATCCATTAGCGCTACCTAGATCAGAATATCCTAAGCTAGTTTCTACTTTCATAGTAGGTGTATTGCTAGTTCTATTATTTATTTCTCTTATTTCACCAATTTCTACAATGTTACCTGATTGATTAGTAAAACCACCGTCAGCACTTGTGCCTGAGCTAGTGCTACAATAGTAAGCAGTGTCTCCTACTTGACAAGACACATTAAGCGGGGCTGTAAATGTTAGTTCTGCGTACGGCATGTTAATTAATTTGTTGAAGCAAAATCATCAAGATATATAAATACATCTGAATCTTTGCCTAAAATATTTATATTTAAATAACCTTCTATTTTTAGATTACCACTTTCTAGACTTGCGTTTAAATGTTTTGCTGAAAAGTTGTTATTAGTATTAGTATTAGAAAAATCATCTGAACCATCACCTATAACTTCTCGCGTTGTAAAAGTTAAATCTACTCCAGTAAGATTTTGAGCTACATTAGCTGTAAATTCTCCAGCTTCAAGATTAATTGATACAACCCTTGCAAAAATAACACCATTAGGCAAAACATCTCCAGGCGCACCAACAACACCGTTACCAGTAAATATCATGCCTTCAACTATACCTCTCATGCTATTTGTTCCAAATCTAACGCTAGTTCCAGCTGTAACAGTGTTAGTTGTAGTAACTCTAGTTGGATTAGATAAAGCTTTTCTAAAGTCAAGATCTTGTTTTAAAGAAATAGTTTTACCAGAAGCTGGTGGCACAGATAGATTAAACGGAACGACAGAACCGTTATCGCGGAATGCTAGCAGATTAGTATTATCTGCTACAGTGCAAGCTGTAGATAAGGTTATTCTTGTATTTCGTATTTTGTTTATCTTAGTTAAATGAGGTATAGTGCTTGTTCCAAAAGGATCACATATAAACATACCTTCTTCTAATCTAGAACTAACTTTAGTTAGCGTAATATTTGTAGAACTTACGCCGCCATTACCTCCAGTAATATTAGTATCATTAGAGTATCCTTTGTAACTATACTTTTTACTATAAGGCCTAGTTATTTCAAAAGTTGGCATAGTTCCGTAGCTACCACCTCCTTCTGTTTGTGGTTTTATACTTAATGTTCTTTTACCGTATTGCAAAATCTTAGCTTGTCCTGAAGCAGTTGGTATAGAAGAAGATACAGTTGTTGTTCCTGGATTTATAATTATATCGTATCTAGTATCTGAAGTTACCTCTGGCAAACATATGTAATGTTTGTTTACACCTTTTGCGCCTATAGTTCCTGATTCAAAAGCAGTGTCTGTTTGAAACGCTTTTGTTTCAAAATTATAATATTTACTGGTAGCAAAACTTGTAAGACTTGATTTTTGCTCAATTCTTATTTCATAAGTAGAATCTTTAACGCCGTATAAACATATAGTTTTTTCTGCCCCGCTGCAACTAGTTCTTTCGTTGTAATCAATAGAAGCTAAACCAGTAGCTGCTCTAGGTAAAGCAACTGGTGTGTAAATTATGTTTGCAAGATGAGCAAGATATTGTATAGCGCTAAAGTCTTCAAATAACTCTGAAGTCATAGGAGGTTCAAAGTATATTCTTGCTGTAAAATCAGTTAATAGTGGGTATCCTAAAACAGTGCTATATACTTGATCAGTTATCTCATAAGTATAATAAGGCTCTAGCGGACTTGCTTCAGGTATATCAAACACTACGTGCGGTGCAGCTGATCCAATAAATTCATAATAATAATCTGCGTCAGCAGTAAAACGAACTTTAGCTATCTCATTTGCCTGATTGTTAACTAAAGTATTGTTTGCTATATGATAGTTTAATGTATGAGTTCCAGCTGCGCCTTGAACCACTTCAGTTTCAGTTATATCTGTTAAATCAAACACTCTACCATTAGCTACAGTAGGATCTGTTTGAACATTTGATCCATGAGTAGCGTAAACAGTAGTAACACCTCCAGATCTCTGTCGGCCTAAATCTACTATTGTTTGATCAATATCTATAAAAGCTGTTACGTTACCATCAGTAGTATACGATGGATCTAAATGCACTCTAGCTTTAACTCTATTACTCGAGCTACCAGGTACTCCAGGTCCACCATCGTAATCAATGTCACTAAATTCTACTTTTAAAACAGGTGCATCTACATTACCGCCAGTCCAAGTATTATCTGGGCTTTCTGTAGCTCCACCTATAGCAAAGTTTGATGCTGATAAAGGTATACCGCTATATACTCCTGCTATTACAGGAGTTATAATTAAATCAATATATTGACCTGATGGTATAGGTGTATCATCTAGCCCAAACCAATAAGGGAAAACAGTACTATCTACAGTCCAGTTGATTGAGTCTGCAGTAGAATCCCAAACGCCACCTCCGCCGTCAGATCCTTGGTACGTAGTTGATACGTTGTTAAATACACCAATAAATATTTGGCCTTTAGCATTAGCATCGCTATGTAATATGTTAGCATTACCTAATCCTTGAACAGTAATATCTTTAGCGTTTTTATTTAAAGACACTTCTGTAATATTTGGTTGCGATGTACCAGTAGTACTGTCATACGAAAGCACACTTTCAAAACCAGTTGTCGTACCAGTAGGGTACGCAAAATACTTACCTTCTTTGTTTTTAAAGAATATGTTTCCAGTATCTTGTAAGTTTGTTTGTATGTTATCTATATACCAGCCTGCTTGAGCATCTAAGTTATAATACTCACCATCGGTAACTGACGTAGCTACTAATCCACTATTTACACTATAATCATTGTTATAAAAGTTAGCAGACTGAGTATCAAACTCTTGTATTCTATTTTCACTACCTTCATAATTAATAGTTGTAAAAGCTTTAACGTCTGACGGTTGATCATTAAATAAAACTGTTATAGATGACTCGCCATTAGTAGCATTGCTAGTAGCAAAAGGTAATTCAGTATTAACTGTTTGACTTGATGCGGCTACTCCGTAAAAATTATTTCTTGAAGAATTATCGTGATGCTTATATAGCTCACCTCTCTTAAAAGTATAATACTGATTGTTTATACTTACACCACTTTCTGCATAAAAAGATTTAAAGCTAGTAAACCCATCTGCAATATCACTATATGAAACTGTAATGTTGTTATATGGCAATACATCTCCTGTTTCATATTTACTTGATACAGTAATATTATATTCTTTTTTACGATCATCATACGTACCAACAACTTTATCTACGTATGAAGAAAATAAATCAGCAAAGTAATCTTTCATGCCTTTGTCTGATGCTGCTACTAAACCTTCGTTAGTAAGTCGTAACACTGCGCCTCTCATAGCGTCTGTAAAATAAACGGCGTAAGGTGTTACAGCTAAAGACTCTGGATTAGTACCTATACCATATTTGCCTTTATATGGTACAGTACTACCTATAACTTTATTGCTAGCTACAAGTTGAGAGTTACCGTCAGCATTGAATATAAGATCTTTATTAGTATCCGCTCTAAGAACTTTGTCTTCACAGAACATAAGTAATCTAGTATTTCTGTTTAAAAGAGCTTGTATACTACCGTGTACTGGATTAAGATCTTTTGTGATATTTTCTCCAGCAATAAATTGATTAAGCTCGTTTACACCAGTAGTAGAGTTGTATAAGCCTGAATATATCATACCGTGCTCTCTACGCTCTTCTTTAACTCTACCTGTTATTGTTGAAGAAACTTTAACTCCATTATCCATCTGAGTACCATTAAAGTCATCTCTAACCCTATCAGATTCTACGCCATTACCAAAACACCAGCAGTTATTCCAGTCTAAATAATGTCTTTGAGTATACAATTTATTTTGCGGAATTACTGTATCAGAACCTCCTTCTAAAGTCATTGTTGTGCCTCCTATAGCAGCACCTGTTTTTATGACATTATCAAAAGAATAATGATTACGCTTAGTAAACCTTACTGTATCACCATCGCTTATAGCATTGTTCACTACAGGTATAGCAGGTGTAAACGTTATAGTTTGATTGTCAACTTTAGTAACAGTGTGTGTTGTTGGTTGTACAAGAGTTGTAGAATTAAGACTAGACTCAAACGTAGTTCCAATAGGTATTAACTCTTCATTGTTAGAAGATTTTAATGTTAGAGGTATTAAGCCACTAGCTTGATAATACAAATCTACATCTACACTTTCTTTAGGCTCCGTTTCCCATATAGCAGGGTTTTCAGTGTATTGTCCAACATCATAGCTTTCTACGTCAGAGTCTAATACATCAAGAACAATTTTTTCAGTATAATCATGATGCAGCGCTCTTCTAAAATTACTACTATTAGTTGGAACGTGAGATTTAGTACCTCTAATAGGATTATAACCACTTGGTCCACTACCTATTCCGCCGCCTGCGGCTGTTCTACACACAATAGTCCACCGTTGTCTTAAGCATCGCACTATATTAAGCTCATCGCAATATTGCTGGAAATTACTATCACTCCACTGCTGCACGTCGTAAACAAAGTTTCTTATACCCCAAACTCCTTCAAGCTTACTTGTAGCTGTCCAAAACTCGTTGTCAAAGCCATTATAAAAGTTATTAGCTGCTGAGCCAATATTTTGATATCCTCCAGGCGTGTGCATTTCGCCTTGAACTATGTATACAGTTTGATCAGGATCATTTCTAAATCTAAACCTTGTACCAGGAGTTCCTAGCTTTTCCATAATTTCTCTAACAGCGTTCTGTTGAGTTCCACCGTAGCCGTCTTGAACAGTGTGAGCAGGGACTTGATCTTCATCTAAGTCTTCTCCATTCCAAGTAGTGTAATTACTATATATACCTGAATAAGATAAATCCATATATATAGGATTACCATCTCCATCGTCGCCCCATATGCCTCTACTAGGATGTCCTTGACTTTCATTATATATGCCAAAGCTGTTTTCAGCAATGTTCAATTGATTATATATACCAGCTTTAGGATATGGACTTCTATGAGAATCGGTAGTACCTGCTCCATTATCAAGTATACCACTTTCGTCGCTAATATCGTGCCATGGTAAGTTGTTTTGATATTTACTACCTGGAGCGTCACACGTATCTTGATAGGGGAATGTGCCACCTGCGGCGTCAAATGTGTCAGGGTAGTAAAATGATCGTTTACCTGTTAAAGTATAAGCCGTGCAGCAATCTATAAATACATCGTAATCTTGAGCTACTGCTCCCCAAAATTGAGAGCAACCGTCATTAAAGTTATCAATTTGAAACTGCGCATAATTTAAAGCTAGCATAGGATTACCGTTAACAGCCTGAGTGCTTAATCCAAACGCATCACCATCACCGTTGGCAGAATCAGCACCACCCCAATAGTACTGCCCTTCTGAAGCTACAATATGACTATACTCTGTAGGGTGTTTTGATCTTTCTTGACCTACACCAGAGTTAGTTGCCCAAGAGTTTATATACTGTAAGTCTACAGGTATAGGTTGGTCAGGATAGTGAATATTTGTATAGGCATTGTTGTTTATATATCTTACACCTATAGAATCATTTACTATGTACTGCTCTGATTGGTTTGATTGAGAAATTACAAACTTTTCTAACGCTTCGTCTCTAAATATTTTTACAAAAAATCTACCGTCAAACTCTGGTCTATTTAATGGAGTTAATTTTATTAACGATATCGTTAAGTTATTTACAGCGCCAGAAAATAAACCGTTACTAGAAGTAAAGCTTATTTCTGGACCAAAACTTCCAACTATAATTATTCTAGCTGAGTTACCAAAAGTAGTTATTTGCTGTACTTCATACACTGCTCTTTCAACAGGTGATCCTCCTGTAACTACTACCTCGTATTCGCCATCAGAATAATCACTAACCTCACCAAACACAGAGTTAAAAGGCCCATCTTCATTATTGCCATTGTCTATGTCTATAAAGGTTGTATCTTCTAATGGATATCCTTCTACGTTATTACCTACAAAACCCTCGTTAAATAGCTTTCCGACAACTGTTCTTTTACTTTTAATGTAATCAGGGGCTTCGTTATCTATAGATAATATTTTATATCTACTTTTTTCATCTACGGCTTGATTACTTCCATGGGCTTTTTTTAGTATTAAATAGTCTTCTTCACTAAGTTTATTTCTATCCGCAGAAGGAAACGATATATATATATTACCATCAGCTGCATTATACCAACGATCCATAGCAATAGTATAATACTCTGAACTTATTTCTTTTACGTACCAAGACATGTATTCTGCCCAAGAAGGTACTTCACCAAACTTCGTATCTATGTTGCATACTAGCCTATTTCTAAACTCAGATAAAGTTTTTGGAACTTCGATACTAGCTCTTTCAGAAGTTAGCACTGGAGTTTCTCTACCATGCCTATCGCTAAACACTACACCTACTTGATACTTACGCATAGTTTTAACTGAAGGTAAAGCGTAGTTTATTTCTGATCCATTAGAATAATCTTCTATAGCAGTAGAATCTATACCTAGCTGTATAATAGGATCTCTAAGCACAGTGTAGTTTTGAAGATAATTACCATATATTAATCTGCTAGCACTTATTTCCTGTGCAAGTGCTTTTCTTGGTACATTGTCATAAGGCCTTATAAGTTGATTTGCAGGAACTACATTGTGAATCATATCTGTAGTAATCTCAAAAGAACCTCTTGCGTTGCCTAGTTCTGTAATCTCGCTTGACGGCCACATAGGATCACCGTCGTTTTTACGTATAGTTTTTACAGTATATACTACCGGATTATTTGTTTCTTTATATAGTATGTCTATTTCTACAACATCTTGAGGAAATACAGGCGCGTCATATGCGTTTTCTTCGTAGTCTCTATGCTTGTAGTAATTTAACCTAAGACCTCTAAGCTGGTTTACCATACCTAGATTATAACCTTTTTTAGGTTTATACTCAAAGTAATCTGGTAAAAAAGCTATTTGTGAAAACGGTGCAAACGGAGAATATTCACCGTCGCAGTACTTATACCTATAAGAAAATCTAGGGAACTTAAACTTAAACAAAGGATCTTTGTCTTCTAATCTAACATACCAGTTTGTGCCTTGAATAACACTGCTTATGGAAAGTATTTTAACAACAAAGCCATCAGTAGCTAATTGGTTTGGTCCAGTTACACTAGACTGCACAACTTCTGCTCTTATATCATATTCATCAAAATCGTCAGGAGAATACGTACTCTGTTGAGGAGCTATTAACAACACGTCACCAACTCTAAAGTCTACGGGATTATCAAAAGCTATTGATATCTCAGATTCTACCGCTACAGGCGTGTTACCAGATTGTATATAACTAACATTTGTTTGTATGCCAAAAGGAGGGTTTTCAGTTCCATCATCTTGTACACGTTTTAAAGAAGTTCTAAACATTTCAAGCTGTAAAGGCTGTGTTGGAGCTTCTTTAATTACAGTAACATCTTCTAAACCTACATATATAGGTGCGACGTCACCAGATATGTTTTGAGTAATAGCAACTTCGTAGCTATTAATAGCCGCTGGATATGGATACGGCTTTACTAATCTTGTGTGAAAGTGAGGTGTTTCACCATTGAAAGTAGCAGCGGTAGTTCCACCAATTAAATCTTCTGTTGTACCTCCAGTTCCTAATATAGATCTTACTATATTTATCTTCTTTGGTTCATGATGATTGTCTGTAAAAAACAAAAAATCATCAAGTATATTTATACCTGTTATAATAGTATTCTTGTTAAACTCAAGAACTCGCTCTGCGTTAAATGTTATAGTGTTTGCATCAGCTAAGTATAGAGTCTTGTTAAGAGTGTATTTACGTGTATTACTTTCGTAAGTTTGAGAAATAACTCTAACGTCGTCACTTTTTGTTACAGTATAAGTAGCTCCATTAGCTACAGTTTGACCAAGAATAGTTTGGCTACTGCCAGAAACGTTATTAAACGTTCCAGTAATGTACATACCCTCTCTAATGCCAGTTATATTTGTAGTATTACTAGCTCCAAGCTCTACCGGTATTATAGTAGATCCATTAACGTTTGCGTTAGGTGATGTGTTAACCTCAAATATATCTACAAATACGTACTTTAAATTTTCAGAAACAGTATTATATTCTAATACATAATCTTTTCTTATAGTAGGATAACCGTTTGCGTTGTTAAGATCACCGTCAGAAACTAAGTAATATATACAATCTCTATCATCTGCAGCTATAGACCCAACGCATGTAGCAGTTGAAGTCACGTCATCAGCACTAAAATAAACGCCGCTAGACGAGTGCATAGTATTCTGCAATGTGTTGCCTAGCAGCGATTGAGCTGTGCCAACATCTGATCCTTCAGACGTTGCTATTTCTATATTTAAAGCATCTCTATACTGGCCTTTAGGAACAAGACGCTCGTCCATGTCCTTATTCATTTTAGCCTGTGAGAATGTACGTTTTAATTCTGCCATATTTAATGCTTAATGATTTTAGAACTTCCTCTTAATACTTGCGTAAGCTCTTCAAGCTTATAATTTGATAATCTTATTTTTGCTTTTCTTGTTTCAGCAAATCTTCTTCTTTTTATCTCTGACAATAGACCTTGGTTAGTATCTTTTTTAGCAAAAAGTACTCCATATAATATGTGTTGATATATTGCTTCTTCAGCAAACTTAGGCACTAAAGAGTTGCTTAAGTCTAAAGCAGTGCCTGCAGCATTGCTTGCTACACCATCACTAATATATTTTAAGACTAAAGTTTTTCCACTTAAGCTAGAGCTAAAATGAAACTTACCTTGTTCTTCATCAATAAAAAACGTTCCATTAGCTTGAGCGTACTGTGGATCAAGTCCATATCTACCTCCTAATAACTCACCGTATTGATCATCTATTTCATCTGCATCTTGATCACCAATATCAGAAGTTGTGTTTGACTTATAGTTTTCAAAAGTAGTAGAGCCAAAGTTACCATCTGAATCAGCAGCTGTTCTAGTCAAGTCTTGACTTGCTCCGCCTGTATCAAAGCCACCAAAACCTTGTACAGTTTGACTAACATCAAACGGATTAGCTGTTTTAGATGTTGGATATATTCTTCTTAACGCTCCACTATCATCAGCCCAGTATAAACCTACGTAATTAACATAGTCTATAGGCATAACTAAAACTAAGCTAGAAGGTATCTCTACTTCCCAGCTTTTTGTACACTTCAAAGTATCATAGCTTAATTCTTGTAATCCTCTTATAGCATGAAACGTAATATCGTTTAAAGTAACGTTATCGCAAATTTTATCTTTACCTACATATGTAGCTGAAAAAGAATCTATAATTTCTGTTAAACTGATAAATTGGTATCTACCAAAATCAGGACTTGTATTGTCGTAATACGTATACGGATCTGTTCTTAATATACCCATTTTTATAGATTTTGCGATTGTGTTTCTGCTGCATCAGCTTGTGATGCTAAAGTAGCTAAACCTGGTTTGTTAATTACAACACCAGCTAAACCTAATATTTTATTTACTAAAGTATCTTCTTCAGATCTGTGCAGCTCAAAATTAGTTGCAGCGTTGGCATTATATAATGCTACATCACTTACAACTACATAAGCCCAATTAACTTCAGCTGGAACTCTAAAGTATTCAGCTGTTACGTTTGTTTCAGCAATTGAAGAACCTGCAAATACGTTTATGTCTTGACCGCTATTAGTACTATCACAGTATACAGCTCCTTGTCCAGATGTAGTAGCTATGTGGCGTATTGACCTAATATAACGTTGTACCTCATTAATGTCCAACTTTTGACATACGTCACCACCGTGAAACACTCTACCTGTTTGAAATACTTCGTGCTCAGTAGCATTGACTGATATAGTACTTAAAAAATTAGTGCCTCCACTTACTGGCGCTATAGATCTAAAAGGATTTAGCTTTGCAGATATTAATTCAGTAATATCTGTTTCATCTACTTCTATTGATCGATCAGCATCTTTAATCTCTCTATTATTTAACATATAGAAGTAATTCTCAAATATTTGCATCTGAGCTTGGTTGGCAAGTAAGTTATACTCTTGAGGAGTAATATAACCTCTCTGCTCTTTATTAGCTATTGCTAATACTCTTTGATAAACCGTGTCTACACTTACTGCCATAATTCGTTTTTATAGTTTAGCGATCACCCCGAAGGGTGACCGCCCAACTAAGTGATTATTAATTTAATCTTTTTTCTATATTCTTATAGATTTCCATACCTTCATCAGTCTTGAACCAAGCGGCAAGTGCTGAGTATGGGTGTTCGTCAAATGGTACTGTCATTAGTTTTCTATCGTTTGATCCCCACATAAAATGTCTTTGATCATTAGATAACCTGATAATACCTAGTTCAACAGCTTTAATTCCAAAGTTACGTAATACTACGTTGTCATCGTTTACTAACTCTAAAAATAATGTAGGATTACGCTTAGCAAAAAGCAATACATCTCTTCGTAATTCTTTAGAGCTCATTGAAGAAACTTCAGAACCAAGTTCTACTCTCATAATAGCTTCTGCAAGGTCAACGTCAATATCTCTAGCAGCGATTAAAGCATCAGCTTCCATCTCTAAAATATCAATTTGATTTGATGCGACTTCAACAGGTTTCCACTCGTAGTAAACCCTGTCTTTGTGAGGGTGATATAACGAAAGTAGTTTTTGTAGTGTTTGTTTATTTCTAGGAACAAATAAAGCTCCGTTTCTAAACACCATATGCTCTAACCTTTGATCACCTTTCATTTCATCAACAAACGGTGTTTTTTGGTTAGCAGTGTATCTAAGCTCTCTTTCGTAACCTAGATTTTCGTCAAAGTAATATATATCTGAACCTTTTAAAATATAAGATAAAGGCTTTTTATTATTTTTTAAATAGTAAACTCTATCTTTTATTTCCCAAGTATCTTTTGGTTTTTCTTTTACAACTGGAGCTGGCTTCGGCTTTGGTGCTTCTGCTACTACAGTTTCTTGTACTTGAGGTTCTTCTACAACCTCTTCTTTTTTCTTTTTAGCCATAATATAATATAATTAAATAATATAAAACTACCCCACCCGAAGGTGAGGTAGTTTCGATAAATATAGTTTACTTCATCAACATGAAGTTGTTTGCGCCTTGTACAACTAAGCAACGCTCAGAAAGCATGTGTAGTTGCATTGCGTCTAGAGCAGATGTAGCAGCTCCAACAGAACCTGTAACCCAAGTCTTCATACGACGATCATCAGTAGCAGAAGCTCTGAAACGAACGTGTAAGAACGGACGTCTAAGGTTTCTACCTAGTGTTTGATCGTATACAGTAGAAGTACCAGCAGGAATAACAACTCCGCGGATAGCATTTACAGTATCTCTATCATTGATACCACCACGAGTAGCTCGGTCGTTTAAGTAACGGAAGTCAGACTTGTAGAAGTCATAAGATCCGCGACGGAAACCTGAGAAGCCAAGGTTTAGAGCCATGTCTTCGTCGTTTTCAAATACTCCGTAAGAAGTACCACCAGCACCGTACGAGTTCATTGCAGCAAGCATATCATCAATAGCTAAAGATGTAGCACGGTTAAGGAAAAGCATATTCTCTTCAATAGCACCTTGCTTGTCAAACTCAGCTAAAATAGCATCAAACTCAGCTAGATCACTAGCAGCGTTAACACCAGTAACACCAGTAGTAATGTTACCACGATCTTCGATAGCAGCGAATAAACCTTCTGTACCAGTAAGAGTAGTACCGTCAGTTCCTAAGAACGCGTCAACTTTAGAGTTAGCAGCTACAGTCTTTACTGATTCAAGCATAGCCATCTCAAGGTAGTCAACGAAACGTGCGCGAGTATCAGACTGTGCTTTTAAGTACCATAGGTATCCTGACTGTCCGTCTTCAGCAGCTACTTCAACCCAACCAATACGAGATGCATCAGATCCTGATACTTCGTAGTAGTCCTTAAGAATAATAGGCTTGTTGTTAAACGACTTAAACTGTGGCTCGTTAGCTTGACGAGAAGTACCACCATTGTAGTTATCTCCTTTTTTAAACTCTGAACCGTAAACTAATAATGTAGCCGTATCGCCAGAACCAGCAGCTAGACCCGCGTTTGCGAATGTAGCAGTAGAGTTACCAGCATCGTAAAGAGCGATACTAATCTGATCGTTAGTTACATTAGTAACGATACCTTGTGCTGTTGCGCTATTATCAGCTACAAGCACCATATCGTTAACTCTAACACCGTGATCAATTGCAGAAGTACCTACAGCGTTACCATCGATATCTGTATCGATTTCGAAAGTACCACCCTCTTCGTTACTGTTACCAGTTTGTTGAGTAGCGTCCGCGATATGTCCTCTGTATGAAAGGTGTAAACGACCTTGTTCAGACCAAACAACTTGGTCAGCCGTCATTGATTCTTCAGCTCCAACTTGAGCAAGGAAACCAGAGATTGTTCTTGGACCGAACACCTCAGCTTCTGCTTCCATTAGATCTGGAACGTATTGTTGCGCCCAGCCTTGTCCAGCTGATGACGCTAAATCTAGGTAATTTGTTTCTAGTGTCTGCCTAGTTGGTGCAGCTACACTATTTAAATTACCACCTGCAGTAATTGCCATGATTAATTTTTTTTAAATGTTATTTTTTTCTTTTAATTTTGAAACGTAAAGAATCTTTGTCATCACCTAAAACTTTAGCTTTAATACCGTTTTTAAATTCACTTTCTTGAAAAGCGCTTCTTGCGTTAGTGTTAACGTTTTTTGCTTTTGCAATAGTAGACTTAATAGCGTCGGCTTTACCTTGCTCATAAAAGTGCTGAGCGATAGCATCAGCATTCATAGCGGTAAAAATACCTTTGTGATAACCCTTTGCATCTGACATTATATTATCTTCATTCAAAAACTTTTTGACAAAGTTGCTAATGTCGCTTTGAGTTTGCTTAACTTCATTTACATTGTTAACATTAAACCTGTATGTTTTTTCTCCGACGTTATATTCAAAACCTTTGAACTTGTCATTGAAAACTTGGTTTGTTCTGTTTGTAAATTCAGCCTTTTGTTTGTCAGCTATTTTTCTCGTCTGCTCTGACTCTTTATTGTATCGGTTGAAAAAATCAATTGCCTTTTGTTGCTCATCAGTGAGGTTGCTTCCAGCTTTAATTTCTTCATAGTATTTAGACTTTTGCCCGTCTAAGTAGGCTTTGGCCTCGGCAACTTGCTCTTTGAGGGCCAGCTTTTTTCTTTTAATATCTTTAGTATCATCAACATCTTCGTCGTAAGAAAATTTATCTTCTAATAAAAAATCTACTTCATCTAAAGATAGATGCGGTTTAGTTCTTTGATAGTATTCGCGTAAAGCGTCTTGATCATCTATTTCTTTAACGTCTCTATTTAAACGAACGTAATCTTCTAGACTACCACCAGTATCAGCCATAAAGTCAATAAGCTTTTGCACGTTCTCTGGTAGTGGAGTTCCAGCTTCTTGTGCTTTGTCTATAGCTTCGCTTACTTCTTCTTTAAGTTCTTCAACTGTTTCGTTTACTTCTTCTAGTACTCCAGTTGATTCTTGTGTTTCGGCTTGCGCTTGTACTTCGTCTTCACCTTGTGCGGGCTCGGAGTTTTCATCGCTTCCAGCCACTCCTGCGTCGTCAGTGTTGTTTTCTTCAACTTCATTAGTTGGTGGGTTTGATAAATCTACTTTGTAAACGTCTGGATCATCAGCGCTTTTAAATTTACTTAGGTCTTGTTCTACTGTTTCTTCTACAGTGTTTTCTTGCTCAACCTCTTGGATTACTTCCTCAAGATCTGTTTGGTTGTTTTGTTCCATAATATATTATATAATTAATTATCTGCCTATTTGAGGATTAAAGTCACTTAATCTCATACCGCCTTCTAGTACATCATTACCTGAAGACTCAAACTTTTTAGCATTTTGCTTCATATTTTCTCGCCTATCTTTACCATCTTCTTTCATGCGCTCTAAGTCCTTGGTATCTTGGCGACTCATTTGTTGCACTTGCATGTTTAAATCAAACTCAAATTGCATGAGCTCTTTCTTAACTCTAGCTTCTTCTTGTAAATGTCTAAGCTTTGCATCTGCTTTAGTTGCTTCTAGCTTTAGTTCTTCTGCAATTTTTGCCTGATTTTTTTGTATCTCAACTTGAGCAGCGGCTTGTTGAGCTTGCGCATTTGCCTGCGCCTGGGCTTGCATATTTTCTTGTTGGATTTTTTGATCACGCTTTGCTTTTCTTTTGCGTTTAATTTTTAAAACCTGATTTGCAAGTCTAACATTTCTTATTTCTCTAACATCAATAGCATCGTCTAAGTCTATTAGCTTTTGTGACAAAGCTGTTTGAATATTGTTTTCAAGCATTTGTTTTTCAGCTTCATCAGGTTCTAGCTCGATAAATATACCAAAGTCATATAGGTATAAGTCTGACAATTCCTTTAACGTGGCTACATTATGAGCACCTATAGCTTGAACAAAAGCGTCAGCTGTTGGTGAGTACTCTAATATATCAGATATACGTAAAGATAAAGCTTCGGCAACCTCTACAGTTAAATACATTGAGCCTAAAAGTATATGTCTAGTAGCTACGTTTGAATTAGCAGCCGCTAGCTTTTGCACTCCAACTAAAGACTTAGGATCTGGTACACTAGCGTCTCTAGCTTCGTTAAGACCCGTAGTATCTCGTATCATTTGTAAATAGTAGTTATACGTATTAATAAGACTACCAATTTTATCTTGACCAGCACTATTTGCTATTTGCTGAATAGGTACTTTACCAGGGTTTTGATCGCCTTCTGACGTAAAGCTTCTGCCAATAACACTACCAGTTTGGAAGAACATGTTAAGAGCTTCTTGTGGATTGTAATTTGTACCGTTACCTAAATCAACTTCAGCAAGACCATCTGCATCAAGGTACACTCCATCTGGTACCATGCGCGACATGACTTGCTGCAACTTTAAGTGAGTTAACTGAATCATATCAGCAAACCCAGTAATTCTACTAACTAAACTTTCAATACGGCCTTCATACATGCGAGGTGCTACTAGTGAGTAGTTCATCTTAACTTTATTAAAGTCAGATTTGCTACGCATCATATTTTCAGCTTTGTTCCACTTTAGTAACTTATCCGTACCTAGTATAACTGCTCCTTCAAAAATACACTCTACAGATCTTTGTATTCTAGTAAAGTTAGTTTGTTTATCTTCGGGTGGATTAAAAGTATCTGGCTTTTCAATAGCTTTCATGCCACCAGTGCCAGTTTGTTTTATTTTGTAAACATCGTTCATATGAGTTCTATAATTAAAATATAAAACTTGAACTTTGTTTTTATCTACTTCGTGTATTCTTCTGCCTCTTAAATATCTTTGACTAGATGTAGCGTATATATCTTCTAAGTCAGACTCTGTTAAATGATCAAACTCTCTAGCTAATTCGTTAATAGGTATAGTTTTAACTTCACCAATGTAGTATATATCATCAAAGTAAGGTGATTCACTAAATGAATAAACAATATTAGCTGGATCTACATACTCAACTGTTGCACCGTCACTCCAGTTAAAATTAGTTTTAACGCAAGCTATTCCTAAAACTGTTAAATCATATATCAGTCTACGTCTAATTAAATCGTAATGATTACCATCAAGCAATACGTTAATAGCTTGTTCTTCTGCTAATTCTACAGCTTGCTTGTAGTTTAGCTGCATGTGCAGTTCTAGCTCTTCTTTTGTTTCTGGCTTTTCTTCCATCTTAGGACCTTTTGTAAGATCCATATTAAATAACTTAGCTGCTTGTAAATCGTAGTTTTTAGCATTAATATCACTAAGTATAGCTTCCATATACTCAGTTCTTTTTTCAACACCGTACTGATCTTGAGAGTATGCTTTAATATTAAACATACGTTCAGACATGCCATTTACTACTATATCTACAAATTTAGGTACAATAGGTACTGGCTTCCAGTCTAAATTAAGATAAGATAAATCGCCATTAATAGACAACTCATCTTTATACTTTTGTATAGCTTGCTCACCTCTAGCGTACAGTCTTAGCTGATGATACTTGTGTTGAGAAGATCTATATCTATTATTGTAAGAATCCTTAAACCACTCTGTCTCAATAGCACGAGCTACTTTAAGCCCATACTCTGGACTCATCTTCTCGAGATCAGAAACAGCTTGAGAAGGAAAATTTACATATACGTTTTCCGCCATACTTATTTAATTATCTGGGATGTATACCCTTTATTATCGTATTTTGCTATATTTAAATTAACTGGTGTTCGATCTTGTTTAGGGTTTGGTGCGTATAAATGCCTGTTGCAAGCCATAATAGCTAAACCAGAACTAATAGACGCGTCGTGTTTTGTTCTACGGTTTATATCAAACTTAGCCCAATCAAGTAGCGTATCGTTAAAGTACATTGTTCCAAAATCACCATCGCCTAAATGCCCAACGTAATCGTTGATATACATTTCAATAGCTGCTGCGTGAGCTTGTTTAATGTCTTCGCTTGAGTTTGGTATACCGCCAACTTCTTTTTCAGCTGTTGATAATTTTTTCCAAGACTTATCTGGTCTGTTCATACTATACCCTCTGTATCCTCTACGCCGTAAATAATACAATAGACGTGGTTTATTGTTCTCCGCAAGCAAAGGCATTCCGTAAAATACTAATGCCATTAGAACGTCCTCAAAGAACATCTCTGCAGTTTGTGGTCTTGCTATGTATTCTAGGAAGAACGTGCTTGACGGCGCGTCTTCCATAGAAAATTTTGTTAACCCGTGTAAAGCTCCTTTAGAACCGCGACCATCAACCGTGCCGCTGATATCGTAACTATCACAACCAAAGGCGCCAACATGATCGTTACCGGGATATTTAATTCCATTTTTTATTATTTGTTTATTTTGCAAATGAGTTGGTGGTACCCAGCTTATTTTAAATCTACCTCCAGGGTCGGGGTGAAAAACAACTTGTGTATCACGCACACCATTAACCCAACCAAAAGAGCCTGTCGTAGTATGCGCATTATGCCTACTACCTTCGTTAAAATCAATTTGCTCATAAATCTTAATTAAATTAAATATACTATTTTTAGTCTCGTCTCTGAACGCGTGTTCTTCAGTGCGAGGAAACTGTCTATAAAATTCGTTCAAAGCGTCTTGATCGTCTTTTAAACCTTCTGCTTCGTTTTCCCAGTGATCAATAACGCCAATATCAATTAATTCACCGTCTGGTCCATGTCGTACATCATCACTTGTACTATCAAAGACTGGAAGTCCGTGCTCGTCAATAAATCCTTCATAGTTCCATTCCATTGGGATAAAGAGAGAATAAAGCCCAGACTTCGTTTGTCCATTACGATTTCTTCGTGTGACGTCAGAATCATTGTATAGTTTTTTAAAGTTATCTCCGCCTTTGTCAAGTGCATTACTAGTACTACCCATTAAGCACTTACCAACGATTCTACTACCTAACCTTAAACAAGTTTTAGTAACTCGCCAGTTGTTTAATATGTTATCAGGCC